CCCCTCTTCGGATCCCTTAACCAGACAAAATCTCCGGAGCTTCTATATGACACGCCTGATTCCTAACAAACTTAAACTATTTGTTTTTCATCTGGCGTTGTCGCTGATCAAGAGAAAACTTGAACAGCACCTGTGTCGCATCGAGAGTGATGAAGATCACGCTCTAATTTGCGATTCATGGCATGAAGTTCTTTCGGTTCTGAATGGTGAAGGGCCCTTGGAAGGGTCCTCGGGTGAGACCTCGCGTTCGAAAAGCGTGAGCTCTTCTACGAGTTCGCCGTGAGGCGTGTCTCGTTCTCTCGCCCGCTCGTCTCTGCAGTAATGCAGAGCTCCGAGTAAGAAGGAGGATCTATGAGTCGTAAAGGTTGGCCGCAAAGCCAGACCGCAATGGAGCATGCTTTTGCCGAGTGGCGGGATAATAGTTCCGGTGCCGTAGTATACGGTTGGAACTTTTCCTACCCTTATCCCTCCTTTGGGGGGGATAAGATCGGCGGCAATACTCCAGGGTGGCCGGCTTTTAAGCAAGACAACCCATATACTGCATGGAAGACAGTGGTAAAGGCAACTCCGTGCTCGTTCGATGATATTGCTTGGAGCAATAATTCGACGGGTCACGGTACTTACCCGATGACTGTCTTTACAGGTATATCTGACCTCATTGGGTACATGGGCAACTGGGACTATCCTGAGATTGCGATTGCCGTTTCACATATGAAGCGGAATCTAATCAAAAGGATTAAGGACCAGAAAGTCAATGTATCGCAAGCTGCTGCAGAATTCAAGCAGACCGCATCAACTGTTGCAAACGTCGCGACTCGGTTGGCAAGTGCCATTCGAAGCGTGAAACGGGGCAACATAAGACAGGCTGCGAGAGATCTGACCGGTGAGGCAACCCGCAGGTCTCGCGGTGGCGGTGCAAACCGCCTCGTGAGCTCTGGCTCGATCGCTAACGACTGGCTCCAACTACAGTATGGTTGGAAGCCTCTCCTCAGCGATGTCTATGGGGCGTGTGAAGAGCTCGCCCGCTTGACCACCTTCAATCCCAGAATGTATTCGGTCTCAGCTTCGGCAAAGGAGCAAAGTTCGACGGTTTTGCCGTCGATCAATACTCCTCCATCGAGTTGGGGGCCGTCCATCACTGGGACGAAGAAGGTCAAGGCCTCATGTAGAGGCACAATAGAGTTAGAGATGGCAGCCGAATGGCTTGCCACTCTAGCGAGAACTGGTATCACCAATCCAGCCTCGTTGGCATGGGAATTAATCCCGTACTCATTCGTGGTCGATTGGTTTTTACCTGTTGGTAACTACCTAGACAGCTGGGACTATGATGCCGGCCTTCGCTTTAGGCGAGGCTGGTACACGGTCAAAGTTGAGGTAGACGCTCAGTGGAAAGCTGGAAGTACGGTCGTTGGTACCCCTGGTGTCGAAATCTCCACATTCTTGGGAGACGGCGAACTCACGGGTCATGCGACCTCCTTTCAGCGGGAAATATTTGGGAATTTTCCTCAAATGGGTTTCCCTTCCTTTAAAGATCCTACATCTCTAGTGCATGCTGCCAATGCAATTGCATTGCTTAGGCAGGCCTTCAGCAGCGAGCCCGGAGATTTCCGGCCTCGTCGCGGATAGGGTGCACTCGGGCACTCAATGATGGGTGCTCTTTTCCGGATAGTATCCGGTGCGTAACGGACGACTGTTTACGCAAAACAGCTGGCAATTTCGCTTGCTGTAACAAATCACGAGGAAACTCATGACTACTCTCACTCTGACGGATGCCGCAGGCACTCCGGTGAACCGATCCTACCCGCTGGTTAGCAGCTCTCCCGACCTTTCGGTCTGGAAAGACTACACGACCAACAGTGGGGTCCCGCAGGGCGCTGGTACTGCGTCGCTCTCCTTAAAGGAGAACGGCAATGGCACCATCCGCTTGGCCGGCAAACTGGTACTCCCTTCAATGGAAACATTGAGTGGAGCCACGTATGCCACCAAGGCTTTCGAGTGTCTCGGAAGCTTTGACTTGGTCTTTCCTGCAAGGGCGTCTCTCCAAAATCGCAAAGATCTGAAGGCGATGTTTATCGACCTTCTGAGCGATGCGCTGGTGACGTCTGCTGTGGAAAGCTTCGTCCATCCGGTCTAAATAATTAGACCGAATTTGTGCGGGCTTTCCCGCAAAAGGAACGTTCATGTTTGTTCGAAACAACACGACTTGTCCCAATTGTGGGAATTGCAAGGTCTTCGATTTTGTCGTCGATGAGAGTTCTGATACTCTTGGCTGGTGCATGCAGATTGCATGCATTGGCTGTGAGTGGAAGATCTCTATTGACTCCAGTCTTGAAGGCCTACGCCTATTATTCCAGGGGCTCGTGAGAGTCTCTGGCTGGCGTATTGATGATGATTCCAACCTCGTACGGCTTTGGAACCGTAGCCTTGACGTCTTCGATAATATTGAAGACCTCGTGGCCGCGGAACTGAAGTTCGTTCGATACATGGCGACGTCAGTCGTAAGACCGAATGTCGTCCATGGGGTGCTTTCTGAATCTGGTCCCTTGAGCAAGGTAATTTCTTACTTTGTCGAGAGGCCCGAACGAAAGCGCCGATTTCGTTGGGATCTTCTACTTCGCACGGTCGGCCTTTAGCAAGCCGACCCACATCCGATGGAGAGTTTATGAAAGAGCATGAGCTCGATCGTCACGTAGATGTAGCGAATGCTATTCTGCGCGCTCTCGATTGTCCCCGTGCTTTGTCGGTAGTAATACTGATGAGGTACAAGATGTGGGACGAAATCGCTAATCTTCGACTTGATCCAAGCCACTTCAATGATTCTGATGAGTTCTTTCGAGCTCATCAGGCAACGAAGCTTTTGTCTAAAGCCAAATGGCTTCCGACGAGCTTCGATACCAGAGAGGTGGCGAAGAAAAAGTTCGAAGAGTCCGAGGAGCAATGTCGCCGTACGAACGCCACCTTCGCACTTCTCCTTCGGTCGGAGTTAAACCTCCCACCCGACTTCAGGCAGGTATTTCATACTGCCAGAAGAAAAATAGGAAAGGTGCTTGGTGATCGTTTGTACGCGTGGACAGAGCTCTGTGATTTCGGACCTGGAGCAGACGGATCTACTGAGCGCGGAATGACTTCCGCATACAATAAACTGTCATCACCAGGATGCGTCACCTTCGGCGCTTACCCCTACTTGAACACGTTCTGTGAGCTAACTGCTCTCGGACGGCTTTTTGTAGGGAACGTCGAAACGGGCATGCTCGATTTAGAGCTTGCTCGGGGTAACGCGGTCACATTTGTTCCAAAGAGTGCAAAGACCGATAGGCCCATAGCTGTCGAACCGAGGTGGAACGTGTTTCTCCAAAAGGGCGTAGGTCGTTACATTCGTAACCGACTGAAGCACTTCGGGGTTAACTTGGACTACCAAGGTTTGAATCAAGCTATGGCAACCTATTCGTCGTATACTAATAAGTATGCGACGATTGATCTTGCATCCGCTTCCGACACTGTCTCAAAAGAGGTAGTTCGAGCATTGTTGCCCGAACCGTGGCTTATCCTGCTGGACTCCTTACGTAGCCCTTCGTACCGCCTTGATGGCGAGTGGAAGGTCTACGAGAAGTGGTCCAGTATGGGCAACGGCTATACTTTCGAACTCGAAAGTTTGCTGTTTTGGGCCCTCTGTAGTTCGGTGGACGACGACATCGCCGTTTACGGCGATGATCTAATCGTCCCTACAGAGTCGTATGAGACAATCGTTAGGGTCCTTGAGTTTTGCGGCTTCTCTGTTAATACTGAGAAGTCGTTTTCCGGCGGGTACTTCCGAGAGTCGTGTGGTCAGGATGCCTTCAATGGCGATACTGTCACTCCGATTTATTGGAAGGAGCCGTTAGATGATCAAGGTACTCTTACTCTGGTTAACCAGATTAGCCTCCTTGCTACTCGCTTGGGTTCCCCGGAGCTTCGTGCTCCGAGTCTCAAGAAAGTCTGGAAGGAGCTGGTATATCAGTTACCGAAGCGATTCCAACAACGTGGACCCACCTCAATCTCGACCGTAGTGCACGACAATTCCTTGTCGTGGTCTGCAGTTCGGAAGAACGGGTGGGATGGCGTCCACATCAATGTGATGGTGCCCGTACCTCAAAGGTTCGGGTTTCATCACTATGATGCCGCCATCGCGTCCCATCTGTTACGCCGTGAGTGGTCTAGCCTTGGAGTTCAGCTTCCACGTGCCGAATTCTTGATTGAATTCGCACTGGATTTTGCTGAGCTTCCGAGTTTAGGCTCTCACGGTTATACAGTCAGGGACCGCGTTGTTTGGAAGAAGAGA